GTCAGCGCAGGTCTTGGCGGTTTTAGCGTATCCCGCCGTTATGGTCTTGTCGGCTTCGGTTTGCTGTGCTGCCGTTGATGCCTGCGCTGCGGATATTTTAGCGTTATTCTGTGATTTGACTGCCTCAGCACGTGCAGTTTCTGCGCCCTGTCTAGCCGTTTCAGTCTGCGTTGCGGACGTTTCAGCCGCTGTCTTTGCAGTTTCAGCACGGCTTGCCGCCTGTTCTGCGGTGTCGGCTGATACTCCTGCGGTGGTAGCTGATTTCTCAGCGTTTTCAGCCGCTGTTGTCGCTGTTTCTGCGGCAGTGACGGCTGTCTGCATATCTGCGTGCGCCTGTCTGCCTATGGCATCTATCTTATCCAGTGCGTCAGCTGCCACACTTGGTGACGGCACGGCATTATCACCGATAGCCGCACCGATACGCAGGCGGAAAATTCGTGATTTTTTCAGCAGTATGTACTCCTGCCCTGACAGTTTTTTCGCACATATCTGACACGATACTGTCTGCGCTGAACGCAGTATGTCAGCCGTAGGCGTCCACTGTCCGCCTGTGATATCGACCTCGTACTGAACGCCGTCACCGTAGTCTATGGATAGCACATAGCGGTCTGCACCGTCTACTGTCAGCCCTTCGACAGACACAGGACGGGCATTTGTTTCACCGACATAGCCTAGCAATGCAGTGTTCAGTGTTACGTCATAATCCGCATTTAATGTTATTGTCATTTAATCCCCCCTATTCTATCGCAATGTAATCCACATAGTACGTTCCTGTCGGGACATTTACTGTTGACCCGTTATTAGCTCCCATGCAGACGTTCAGATAGTACGACTTTCCCGAACCACTAACGTGGGTGCAGAACGTCTTGTATGGTGTTGGTATGTCTGTCTGCCGTAGTGTTGCTATTACCTGCTTAGGCGCAAAATTCAGTCCAAGCGGTATCCGCATCAGCGCATTTGCTCCCGTCATCTTGTGTTCCACAGTGCCATAGTGTATCTTGCCGGCTCGGCTCAGTATCTCATCGATTTCCTCACCTGCGTGTTGCATAGGATAGTCATTTTCAGTGATATCCTGCGCCAATGTCACATTTTCATCAGCCATTATCTCGCCCCCTTAAAGTTGTTCTTCAACGCTCAGACCTACCGCCGAAATATCAGCACTCAGTCCGCCGTCAAAGGTAAATCCTAAATTCGTTATTGGTATATCATAGCTGTCTGTGCCGTTGGTGTAAGTCACCACGTCACCTATGTCGAAACGTGGGTCACCAAGTCTGTGGTATAGCTCAGTGGTGTACCACGAAAAGCCTCCTATCCTGCGCCACAGAGATTGTAGCAAAGACTCTGTCATGTATGGATTTTCAAACTCTAGCACACGTCCTTGCGTTGTATCTGTCACGCCTAGCGACAGCGTTACATCTTCACTGACCTTGCAGATTATGCCGACTATCACGTTCTGTCTTTCTGACAGCGTAGGCAGGTCTATGGTGTTGTTGTCAAGCGTTTTCACTGATTTACCATACCATTTTCGAACGTACTTTCCGTACCTGTCAACATACCCGAACTGCCCCTGCGCAGAAGCTAGATAGGACAACATTTGCCGCATGGTCACGTCCTTTGGGACTGAGCTGACCTTGAAGTAAAAGTATTTTGAGTACAGCACCTTGCCGTTCTTATCTATCAACCTTCTGCCGTTCTTGTCACGCAGTAGTCGCACCTCTGTATAGTCATTGCCGTTCTGCAATCCTAATTGTCTGCAGATGTCGTCTTCGACGGCTTTATTCCAGTTTGGCATAGGGATATGTGGTACATATGGCTTGTCCGAAAAGTATAGCCTGTCTGCCATTGTCAGCTGAACACTGCCGCCTGATTTCTTTGATTTTACACAGGTGAAACGTCCCATTGGTATCTTTTCGTCATTTGTATCAGATGAGGTTGCGTCCTTTGTATACAAACTGAAAACATACTCATTTCCAAGATACTTAGTCCCGTCGTCAACAAGCTCCGCCGTCACACTCTGAGAACAGACAGCTCCAAGCTCTATATCATCACTCAGAGAGGTTGCTTGAATGTCCGTCTGAACGTTCTGAATGCCGTCATATGCCACAGGTGCTCCACTCTGAGCGTCCTCTATCCACATACCCCACAAGGCTTTGTAACTCTCTATCCTGCTTGTTATCTCATTGCTTGCTATGGTGTACATATGCCCTCCTAACGTTCTGCGAATGTGACAGTACAGCTCTTGTAATACTCACCACCGTCAAGTCTGACAAGCCCCTGCGGTACATAGTCGCTTGCGTTGGCGGATATAGAATAATACTTGCCGTTGTGCCAAAACTCCAGTTCTGCAAAGTCGGGTCCGTCCTCGATAAGGGATTGTATCTCGGCTGAATCTGCGACAGGAAGCATTGTCCACTTGCAAGGCAGTTTGTATTTGCAGAACTTTCTTGCACCCACAAACAGACCTGTTGTATTCACTCGTCCTGAACCTGCCGTCCATTCGTAACAGTTTACAGGGCTCCAGCTATCAGGGTCAGGGTCTGTCACCCACACGCCGTTTATCTTTAGCAATGTTCCTGTCAAAATGCACTCACTCCCGTCTTACGTTTATACTGATTGTTGCTGTCCTGCATACACTTGAAAAGCACCTTGCTGTCAACTGTTCCGAAGAACACAGGGTCATAAGCTTTCAGCCAATCAAGTATAGCGTTCAGCACCCTTAACACCTCGTCAAGCTTGCCGTTATCAAGCATACCTTGCAGTTTGCTCAGAGGTGAGATTACCTCAGGGTCTGCCTTTGCGTTCCTGTTATCGCCCACCATTGCAAGGGTCGGTGCTGTCGCAAGTCCGCCTGTGGCAAGCTTTGGTATCTCAGGTATGCTTATTGTGTCAAGGTCAAAGCCGAAGGTTTCTCCGCCTATGCCAGGCACCCAATCAGGCACATCAAAACTCAGGCTGTTAATGCCGTCGATTATCCAGTTGACCGCACTTTCAATAGCACTTGTCATTTTGTTTACTGCACCGATAATTAGGTTTATAGGTGCTTTCACAACGCTGTAAAGCGTATCCCACACGCCTTTGAAGATCTTCTTTACACCCTGCCAAGCCTTCTTCCAGCTACCTGTGAAAATGCCTTTTACGAACATTATAATGCCGTTGAGAATGGTCTTTACGCCTCCGAAAGCGTCTGAAAAGGTCTTTTTGAACCACTTGCCTATGCCTTTGAAAACGCCCTTGACAGCGTTAAGAAGCTTTGTGAAGATCTCCTTTATCTTTGCAATACCTTCAGATACGGCATTATACAGGCCTTGTATGATATATCCGCCCATTTCAGCCATGACCTTACTAGGGCTGTGAATACCAAAACAGTTCTTGAAGCCCTCAAGAAACGGCGTAAGAACATGGTCATAAAGCCAAGTACCTATGCCCTTGAAAGCGTCAACGATACCTGTGAAAAGCCCCTCAACAATATTACCGCCACAGTCCTGTATCTTCTCCGTAAAGTAGTCACGGATACTGAAAACAGCGTCCTTGATAAAGCCCCACAGCACCGATACCGCACCGCCAATGGCTGAGCCTATCGCCTTGAAAAGCTTTGTGGCAATACCGCTCCAATCTATTGTAGAAATTAACGTCCACAGTTTTTCGCCTATGCCCCGCCAATTTACAGTTTGCAGGAAGTTAATTGCCGTATCAAGCAGACCTTTCACGCCCTCAGAGATAGTCGTTCCTGCCTTGCCCCAATCAATCTCATCAAACCAGCCGTTCACAGAAGTGCCTATGGACGAGCCAAAGCCCGACCAATCAAAGGTGGTAACGAACGAATAAAGATAGTCGATGATAGCTTGCCATTTTGAAGCAAGGGTCTTGCCGATAAGCGACCAATTCGTTTTCTTTATACCGCCATTAAGAAAATCGGCTGTGCCTTTACCGAAGCCTGCCCAATCGAACTTCTTCATAAAGCGGTATCCTGCGCCAAAAATTGTGTTTATGCCTCCGCCGAAGCTGTCCCCAAGACCTGTCCAATCAACTCCGTTAATAAAGCTGTTCAGACCGTCTGTAAGCTTATCCACAAAGCTATTCAGCTTTTTCTGAATACCGTCCCAGTTGATGTATGCGAAAGCTCCGTTGACCTTTTCAGCCACAAGAGAGCCAACTCCTGCCCAGTCCCCCGACTTAATGGCATCTTTCATACGCTCCGCCCAATCAGGAAGCTGAACGTTGTCGCCGTTTATGGCTGAGTAATCAATGCCGCCCTCTGAACTGTCTGTATCGGACTTGCTCTGATCCGGTGCAACTCTTACAACGTCAAAGTCCGCAAGGTAAGTGTCCTGAGTTTTCTTTATCTTCTCCGCTGATTTCTGCGCCTGCTTTGTCGCCTGCAGGGACTTCTGATAGGTGGTGCCGAAAAGCTCAGAGATAAACGCCGCCACAGTTTTTGTCGCCGTCGCTACGCCCGTCATAAGCGTATTGAGATACGGCATAACTGTGTTCATTATAGGTGTGAAAGCTATGGTGAGGTTTGCTTTTATTTCGTTTAAGGACTTGGCAAATTCTTCGTTGCCTGAAACAGCGTTTGCGACAGCGGAACGTATTCCTTTCAGCAAAACAAGCACGCCTGCCATTAAGAACACTCTTTTTGCCGCAGATTTGAGCGAATGTGTAAACTTACTCAGCGGTTTTGAAGTGCTGTCGATAGTTGTTTTAAGCCTGCTGAATTTGGATTTAACTGCGTCAACAGCCTTTGAGCCTGCCGAACGCATTGTCCTAAAAGCTCCGCCGAGAGTTGACTTCACCGCCTTGCCTGCAAAGCTGACAGCTGAGCCGATACCGCTTTTTATCCTGCCTGCAACAGTCTTTATTTTCTGCACGGCACTTTCAGCAAAGCCCGCAATAATATCGTCCATTTTTGTTGTCTGCTCTGAAACGCTTTCGGCCGACTTGTTTGCCGTTTCCGCCGCTGTCTGACTTATCTTCGCAGAACTTGATTTAGTCTTGTCCTGCATTTTCTGAACTATCTTATCCGTTAGTTCATTGACCTCAGCTTCGACCTTTGTAGTGTCATACTCAGGGTCATAATTCACCTGAACAGTTTTAGGCTTGATATTATCTGTTTGCCCTGCCGCTTCCTGCGCCTTTTTGCCCAGCTTATCATACTCAGCCATTGCCTTTTCAACAGCTTCCTGCATACTCTTCTGAGCGATCTCCGACGCACTGCCAAAGCCCTCGTCTATTGCTTTGGCGGTCTTATCCATAGCGTTCTCAACAGCTTTCTCTGCCTGCTCTACTGGCTTTGAAAAACCGTTCTGTATGCTTGCAGATATCTTGTCAAGCTGCTCCTGCACCTTGTTTTTTATCACAAGGTCAAGAGATATAACACCAACGCTTGCTCCGTCTGCCATTACTTATCACCTGCCTTTCCGAACATTCCCTTGAACAGCCTTTCAAAGTATCTCGCAGTTTCAAGCTTGTCCTGCTCTGTGAACGTTTCTCTTGCTTTCTGACTTCTGAACGCCGTCCATTCTGAGCGTATTTGCTTTTCATACCTGTCGAAATTCTTTATGATATCCTTGTTGTCCTCGCTCCTGATACGAACGATCTGACCCAGTGGTGTATCGTGCATAATCCCTGCAACGAGCCTGTACCAATCGCTGTAATGCAGATTTTCCTGCTCTGAGGGCAGGATATTGTACTGCTTTGCAATGGATTGTATGATAAGCTCTCGGTCATAGTCAAGATCGTACCAGCTTTCTTCAAACTTACTCTGCGTTTTCCTGTGGAAATCAAGCCTCTGTCTTTTCTGCGTCCTCGCCTGTTACCGCTGAGATAACAAGAGTGAAAAGCTGCTGATATGCCGCCCAAGGCATATTCATTGCCTCTATCTCCTTGTAGTCCTTTTGTGCGAACGCAAGCTTGAAAACCTCGTCTATCATATCAAGGTCTTTCTTTTCAGCGTTCTTGTCGCAGATGTCAAGTATCTTCTTGACAGTTTTCTGCCTGTCGTCCACAGGGTAGACCTTGTCGCCCACTCTTATCTCAGGTGTACCTGTAAGAAGCTTGCTGTCGAGTGTATACATCTTTGCCATAGTTATTGTCCTTTCTGATATATAAAATTAGGAGAGCGCTTTGAACGCTCCCCTGTTTTGTCTGTGTTCTTACGCTGCCGCCTCAGTAAACTCAGGCTTGCCGTCGGAAGCAAAGTCGAACGCAAGCGGTGCGACTGCCGTTGAATCTCCGCCGCCCCATTCTGTTACGCTGACAACGCCCTTGATAACAAGCTTTGCTCCGCTTGGGAAGTTCCACACAAGGGTTGTGGTCGCCGCCGCACCTGTTTTGAGTGCAAGGCTCTCGATGTAGTCATTGCCTGCGTCACCGACGTTTCTCTTGCCTGAGATACTGATAGTGATAGACTTACCAGTGAGCAGACGTCTTGTCCACCCCTGCTGATCAAAAGGCTTCCACTCCTCGATATTGCCGTCAATGGACACTGAAAAGCTCTCCATATCGGCAATAGTCACAAGATTGCTCTCTGTCGAGCCGTCACCGCCTGTCTTGTCTATCTTGAACTGGTTTTCATATACGGGATAAACTCCTGTTGTGTTTGCCATACTCATTCATTCCTTTCGTAATATACTGTTGCCTCGATAACATATTCACACACGCCTCGCTCGTCCCTGCCAACAGAAACAGGCTCTTTGCATTCGAGATACTTTACCGTAAATCCGTCACCATTATACTGACGTATATCGGATAGGATATCAAGAACGCTCTGAGCCTTTATCTCTGCCTGCGTGGGGTTATCAGTCCAGTGGATAAGCACCGAGATATGTTTTTCAAGTGTTTTGGTGCAGGCTTTTCCGCCTATGCAGATACGCTGCGGCTTTGAGGTCTTTGCGTTGTACACGCCTATGCACTTGTCAAGGTTGCCGTCAATAGTGCCTGCGTACACGTCCTCGAATGTGAGGATATCGCTCAGCATATCCGCTATGTTAAGTAAATTCATACGCCTGTCCTCTTTTTGAACTCTGCCACAAACTCATTTTTGGCAAGGTCCTTTTTACTGCCTGTGATATATGGTTCAAGCCAAGCCGCACCTGCGTTAGGGTTATTGCCTTTCTGAAAATGATACTCAGGGTGATAGTACAAACGTCTTGCCTGCGGAGAGCCTGTCACAAGACTTGCACCACTTTCGTCAGCGTGGACAAAGGTCTGATTATTCTGCATATCGCCTGTATCGAACGGCATTGTCTGAGCACTTATAAGGTCTGTCCTCACCTGCTCCATAGCCACCTCAGCGGACTTCACAGCGGCGTCCTCGATAGCCTTTATCGCCTGCACATCAAGCTTTATTTCAATGCCCATTATATCAGCTCCAATCTTGTGTAATTCACCCTGCCGCCAGGGTCTTTGGCTTTCTCAGAGCCATATATCTTGTACGTCCTGCCGCCTATGACCGCATAGCCCTCTATAACAGCGTTATCAGGGGCGATATCTCCGCAGAAAAGAGCCTCGCCTGACAAGGTTATAAGCTGTTTCTCTGCGGATAATTTCTGCCTTGACTTCTCAGAGTGAAAGCATTTGCCCTCAAATATGACCGTCTGCTTCTTTGAACCGTCACGATTAAGTCCGTCCGTTCGATAGACCTTGCAGGGCGTTTTGCATACCCTTTCAGGTACAAGCTGAGGAAACTTCATCACATCAGCCCCCTGTAACATAGTCCTGTCTGCATAAGCACATTGTAGACCTGACGTGTTGTGATAACGCCGTCAAGAGATACCACCTTTGACTTATCGAATGACATTGAAACTCCGCTTATGCTGTAAGCGCTCAGAGGACTTTCTAACAGCTCCGAATTGTCATAGATGAATTTCATCTGCAAGGCTGTGGAACGCTTTATACGCTCTCTCTGAAAGTCTGTGAAGCTGTCAATGCCCTCTGCTGTTATGCGGTTGAAAGTCAGCGTGTCGATATCGCTTTCAGCTCTTTGCCGAATAGCCGAGAACTGTTCTTCTGGGATATCGCACTCAGGACAAATATTGCAAAACTCAGTAGAGGTGAGGTACATATCCCTCACCCCTTACTCGCTGTACTCTGCTGTGTCAACGTCAGCGTAAATGCTGTCTATCTTTCCGTTCTTGCCGTTTGGGAAAGTGAAAACATCTGAGAACGCTCTGTTCTGATAGAGCCAGCCGTCACCCTCTGTGTGTCCGCCCGGAGCAAAGCTGTAAATGCTGTTGATCTTAGGCACTATCTTTGTGGTCTCAGGTGTTGCGATAAGCACGTTTATCTTATGCGAACCTGCGACCTTTTCATAATATGTATCAAGTGCAGACTTGCTCGGTGTGCCTGATACCTTAGTGTAAGAGCCGCTTGATTCGGTGTAATACTCCTTGTCGCTCACGATATCGGTATCAGCGGTCTTTACATATCTTGCAGCGCAAGGCTCAAAGCCGCCGTCCTCAGGGTCAAAGTTGAAGCGGTCATAGAAACGCTCATCATCAATGACCTCCATGATCGGCACACCGTCAATGTCGGTCACTCTTGTTCTAAGACCAAGTCCTCCCTCTGCGATCTGCGTCATTTCTATCTTTCGTGTGAACTTGTCAGACTGCTCCAGCAGGTCCATAATTGTGGAAGTCACATACATAATGAGCGAGCCGTTAGACTTGTATCTTCTCAGCTTGCCTGCTGAAAGAAAGCCTTTGAGCTTATCGAAAACATTCGCCTTTGTGTATGATGAGGCGGCTGTTGAAGAGTGATAGCCCTCAAGTGCCTGTGCCTTTGCGGCTGTCTTTGAGAAGAAAAGAGCGTCAGTTTCGGGAGCAGACTGTGTTTTCTCGAATACCTCTGAGATATTCTTGATAGAGGCTGTTGAGTTTGTTTCGTCAACGTCAGCCTTATCCACAAGAAACTCAACATCACGGTCGTGTGTGAGTGTGAAAGGCACGTCCGTCTGAACATACTTACCTGTATTCCAGCCGCCGTTTCTGTTGTGGCTCTTGTAGCCTGATGTTGACATCTGTGTGAAGTGGAAAGTCTTTGCGTCAAGCCACCTAACGTTCTGTGTGATGAACGGGCTTGACAGTGTTTCCTGGATCCTTATCTCCAAGAGTTCGGGATTCCATACTTCTGCATAATTAAGATTTGGCATGATTCATTCCTCCTGTTTTTTACTTGAATTTGTTCCAGCGTTTCTGCGCTGTTGGTTTGCTCTGTGGCTTCTTTTCATCAGTATCCGAAGATCCTGCACCGACCTTGAAACCGCCCTGCTTTTTGCCGTCGGACTTTTTGCCACCCTCGCCTTTCATATCCGGATACTTCTTCACAACAGCAGAAAGGGCGGCGTTGATATCCTGCTGACTGCCGTTTCTCACATAGCTTTCAGCCACCGCAACGGCGTCCTCGATACAGTCGGGCTTGATGCCAAGCTGCATAGCGGCTATCTGAGTTTTGAGTCTGAGTATCTCCTGATCTTTTTCGTCAGGTGCGTTCTCGGCATTGTCCTGCTTGTCGGACTTATCCTCGCTTGGCTGTTCCTGCTTATCTTCCGCAGGCTTATCAGCGCCCTCACCGTTCTCGTCAGCCTGACTATCGTCCGACGCAGGCTGCTCCTTGTCGGCAGAGTTCTCATCTGCCTTGTCCGCAGGCTTTTCCTCAGCCTTTGGCTCGTCCTTTTTCTCCTCGTGAGTGTCGGGAGTTTTCTTCTCCTCCTCATCAGGGAGTTTCTTTTTCTCGTCCATTTTCTGACCTCGCTTTCTTAAATTTGTGTATGAAAAAAGCACCCGTTAAGGTGCTTAGTTCCGATGTTTGGGTATAAAAATACCGCCTCGCCGTAGCGGAGCGGTAGAATTATTTACATCTTTTCGATTTCATTTTCATTGCAGTCATACAGCTTCCATTCGCCACCATAACCACCTGCTGTTCCTTTTGTATCACTTTCAACAACATAGTTCGTTTTGCCGTTAATATTTGATTTGTCAATAATAGTTCCGACTATGCTATTTGACTTGATCTTTACTTTGTCATATAATTCAAACATTATCGCTCATCCTCTCTATGTGCAGTTATAATGCGTGGGATACTCTCAGGAGTATCTTTTTGCCAAACTGTTCTGAAACGTTTCTTTTCGTTTACTCCTAACTCAGCAAATATACTAAATCTTTCAACGCCACTATCAGAAACAACTTTATCGACCGCTTTGCTATAATCAAAGCAAGCCTTTAAATCCTTGTCAAGAAGTTCAAAATCTGTTGTTTTATAGCCAACACTGAAAAATTCCTCTGAGTGTTTTGCATTTGGTTTCAAAAAGAACTTATTGATTTTGTCAGGGGTAATTTCACACTTATTGTTTTTTATTATATCACTTTTTACGTTTTTGTCAACACCACTGCCATAATACTTCTCCCTGTCATAATCCCTATGCAGCACCTCATTATGCTCCTCAACGAACGCCTTTAATTCCTGCTGAGCCTGCCTGAGTTTTCGGCGGTATTCCTTTGCTGTATCAGGGTCGCAGGTGCCTGCCGCAAAGCGTTTGAGCTTGCGTATCTTCCGCTCCATTGCACGCTGTTTCTGCTCAAGTTCTCGCTGCTCTTTTATCTTCTCCGCCGGTATCGGCTCAGGTATCTGCGTTCTGCCGTGTATATACTGCGTCATTGTGTGACGGCAGTTGGGGTGGAAAAGCCCGTTCTTTACGGCGTACGACAGCAGCCAAAACCACTCACCGCAGTAATTTGACTTGCCTTGAAACTCGTCCTTTTCCCCCTCCCATACCGTGAATACATCATCAATGTATACTTGACCTTGCCAAGGCTCACAGGTCTTTGAACAGCCGCCATACTGCGACACAAGCACAGTATCATACCCAAGCTCTGCAAAGCGTTTCGCCGCACCCTGCAACGCTGCTCTTGTGGAAGTTGTCCGCAGAGCCATTCGCACATAGTCGGCAATGTTCACTCGCTTGCCGTCTGCATATACGATACAGTTTATGCCCTTGTCAAGAAAGTCCCTTGTGGCAAGGTCGATAGCCTCGTTAAGCGTCATAGAGCCTGTTCCCATTGCAAGCTGTACCCTATTCAAAGTCTGCCTGTAAATATCGTCTGTCATTCGCAGAGCGGCTGTTTCAGCGGTCTTTTCAAGGGTGGTGACGTCTTCCATAAGCTTTGCCATTTTCTTTTCGTTCACGCCAAAGAAATGCTTGTCGGGGATAGGTGTTATAGGCTCGTCAGAAAGCTCCTGGACGCTCCGTTGTGCCTGCTGCTGACCCTCTTGAAACTGCTCCGTCATAAGCTGTCTTGTCTGATCGTCGATAACGTCAACGTACTCATTCATGATGTCGAAGTTTTCGCGGCGGAAGTTCTCCATATTTTTCAGTTTCTCAGCCTGCCAAGCAGACCATTCAAAGCCGTAACGCTGTTCCTCCGCCTTGTGCCTTTTGAGATTGCGTTTCAGTGAAGATATGAGCCTTAGCTCTATCTCCTCAAATATTTTGGCTATGTCCTTAAAATTAAGCGTACTCATCACCTACCGCAGTAGGCTCACCCTCAGTAAGCCCTTTTTCCTGCATTATCCGCTTGACCTCTGCGGCTTTCCAATCGTCCTCTTTAGAACTGCCCCACAGCTCCTCCACCTGCGTTTCAACTGACATAATCCCATATGTGCTTGCTTTGCCCACAGTCTCAACTCTGCTGTCAAAGTCAGGCGCACCGTACTCGCCAAAGTCAACTGTCACCTCATAAGTCTCAGGGGCTTTGCCCTGCATATTGTCATAGGTCATAAGCACCGCAGAAACAAGCTGTGGCAGAGCCTTTTCAAGAGCCGTTGTGATAGTGTTTCGGGTGTTGCCTGTGACGTCTTTCTTCTCTCGTTGAGCGTCCGCACTTGACATCTTACCCACATCTATGCCAAGGGTCGCAGATTCGTCAAAATTTTTTTTCAACACTCCTTTATGCTTTATTTGAGTCTTTAACTAATAAGAAAAGACACCACATTTTTGATGTGATGTCTTCGTGCTTTTTTACACAAATATATTAACGTTATCTTCTACCATATTTTTCTTTTATTTCATCCCACCTTGGAAAATCAATATCAACTCCATAGTGATTTCTATAACTTCTCTTGAATCTATTTTTCCATTGTGCTCCCTGCACTCTCGTTTCTGGATTTTGATATATAGTTTCCTCAAAAGCGGATAAATAATCTGTCATAGATTCAAAAACGTGAGCATTTCCCCTTGTTGTATACCAATTCCCAGGTCTCATCTTCTGTAAAATGCCATTTTTATACTGTACAGTAATTGGCCAGCTATCCATTGTTTTTGTTATTTCCCATATTTTCTTAAGCCACAGGTCTTTAACTATAACATCTCCATTATCTTCATCCATTACATATCCGAAAATAAGAAAATCTGTGTTAATGTGGTACGGCTTTTCTATAAGTTCATTTACAAATGCCTTAAAATCTGCAATGTCAAACGCAGGACTTGATTCCCAATTAAAAGCTTTTACTTCTAGCAAGTTATGTGTATGATCATCTGGATCTAAGTACACATCTGGCGGCATTTGCGTATTGGGATTTGGATCAAATTCAATATTTCTTGATTTAAGCCATCCTTCAAGCCACTCTTGCAGAATATTTCCAACAACATCTTTCTTTTTAACGATTATGCTAACGTCACCTAAATTGAAATATATCTGTCCTTTTAGCGTTTTGATCTTATCCTCATTAATAAGTTTATCATAAATTTGCTGAGCAGTTAACTTCATATTTTAGCAATTCCTTTCATATACATCAATCACTCTTTTGGCAACTTCCCTAATTACAGAAACCACAACTGTATTTCCCAAAAGATCATACCCCTCGTCAACAGAAACATCAAACTTAAAATCATCTGGATAGCCAAACAAACGAAGACCTTCTCTAAGAGTAAGAGGACGTATACCATCACCATCTGGTACAAATAAATGTCGCATATCCATTGCCACCAACGTTGGTGCTATCTTAGACGGATCCAAGATTTTACTAACTTCATAAGACATTTTTCCTGCCACAATGTTATAACCCAATGGCAAACTAGAATCCTGTTCCCTACGATTACCTATTTTTCGTTTAGGATATTCCTTGCAAACATACTTTTTCCTAACTAAATCCTCAAGCATTTCATCTAAATTAGGAACGTCATAAAAAGAGCGAATCATACTTAAAGTAAGAGGCATGCCATCCATCCAATCTATTCCATATTCTTCCGCCCACTTTTTTTTTCTTCGTTCCGTCATCATAGTATTTAAAAGTTCCTTTTGATTCTTACTTACGGGACCTTTCAAGCCAATATCCCAACTATGTATGTTATTACTTCCGCCACGCTTATCCTTTATAGACTTTCCAAGCAATTCTTCAACAGAATAATTTTTCAATAATATTCTCGTGAATTTACTATCAGTAGTATTTATACCTTTTTCTAATACATCAGACAAAGTACGAGAAAAATGATCAAAACTATCAAGATTAGGTCTCTCTTTTTTTGTACCAACTATGTAAATTCTTTTTCTCTCTTGGGGAACACCAAAATACTTAGCATTCAGAACTCTCCAAGATATTTGATAGTCGAGTGATTCTAAGCGTTCTAATATGGTTGTCAATGTTCTGCCAATTTTATCATCTTTATTTTGACGATCATGATTTACTAAACCTTCTACATTTTCTAAAATAAATCCATACGGTCTTTTCTCTTTTAATATACGCTCAACATCAAAAAAAAGTGTTCCTCTCATATCATTAAAGCCCAAGCGTTTTCCTGCTGCTGAAAACGCTTGGCAAGGAAATCCAGCAAGTAAAAAATCAAAATCAGGTATGCTCTTAGCATCAACTAATGTAATATCACCAGCTATTTCTTCGTCAGGGTGGTTCTGTTTCAAAACTTTGACTGCATAAGGTTTAATTTCTGAAGTAAACACACACTTTGTATGAAAACCTTTATCCTCACAGGCCAATTCAAAGCCTTTACGTATGCCACCTATTCCGGCAAACAAATCAACAAATTTAATCGTGCTATCCACGTATTTTCCTCCTTAGGATCTAAAGTACAATTAATCTTATATTTGTAAACTTGTTAAACGGCTAAGTCTATTCGTAAATATCATTTAGCCTTCATACAAATCCTTCTTTATCTAATTCATAATAACATAAATCGAACATTTTGTCAATGAATACTAAAATCTATTGTCATATCCCAGAACATAGATTATCTTGCCCTCAAACTTGATATGCGGCAGTTTGTAGTCCTTATCACCGTTGCCGAAGTACCGAGCATTGGTGTGCAGGTCAAGAATGCCGTTATCCTGCTGAATGATAGTTTCCTCAGCCTTTCCCGTAGTCTTAGCGGCAATGACGTGAAGTTTCTTTCGGCTTGCCGACACCATACGCATGAACTTTATTCCTGCGCCCACAGTTGTTTTGCCGCTTGCGGTAGTCCCCTCAAGAAAATCCGCAGACACACCTCGAACGCTGTTGATGAAGTCCATATACTTCTGCGACAGGGGAAACTTACTCGTCAAGCCCCTCACCGCCTATCTGAGCGAAAACGTCTGAAAGCTTTTCAGAGGTCTTGACCTCCGCCTGTATCTTAGCCACATACTCTCCTGTCATTTTATTGAGGGTATCGACGGCTCTTATACGGTCAGCAGGGTCATTCTTGCCGTCCTTAGCGATATCAGACAAGAGTGCCTGCCTCTCCTTTGCAGTCATTATACGCTCGTCCTGAGCTTTCTCGGACAGCACACGGATATATTCCGCAACACTAGGATTATCTAGGATTTTGCAGGCGTCAGCTTTCGCATACTTCTCGCTGTATCCTGCCTTTATAGCACTCTGAACGGTGTTGCCGCTCTGAGCATAGTATTCTGCAAATTTCTTTTGCCGTGCTGTCATGAGAGGCACCGTCCTTTCTGAGATTTTGATATAAAAAGAACTGCCACATTGTTGTAGCAGTTCGTAAGATTATTTTTTGTCAATGATATAATTTAATTCATCAGCAGATAAGTTCGTTGAATAAATACCTTTTTCTTTATCCTTTGTAACTTCATAAAATCTTTCAAGCATTTCTTCATACCTAGGCAATATGTTCCAATGGCTATTAAACTCACAATTTTCAAATTCCTCAAACTTGTGATTATTTTTCACAAGCCATTTAGCGTAAACATAATGTTCTGTTTCTTCATTTCCGTCAAAGCCTCTGAACATATAGTCTTCACGATCTAGGCCTGTCACATCTTCAAGATTGTCAAAAGAGAAGACCATACGTCTAAACATACCTAAAATTTCATACACTTTTTCGGAAACTGATTGTGGCACTTCAAACAACGACGGACCTATATCGTCATATTCATATTCAAACCCCTGTGCGAGAATGTCTTGATATATCTCATATTGTTCAGCGCTATCAGTATCAAGGCGTTTAAGTATCTCATACTGATTAAAAAGTATTATTCTGTCTTTTCTGCTAAGTTCCATTTTAGAACCTCCTTTTGTTCATTTTCTATATATTAGCATATAAAGCATAAAATATCAAGGTTATAAACAAAAATTCTCCCTACTGCACAAAATCATTTTGCCTTTTTTATGCAGTATATCAAGAATTCGACATTTATGAACCTTTTGCGACACAACGCAAAAGCGACCGCAAAATGCAGCCGCCCTTGTGAATATATTTAAGGAGTTTTGTAAATGGTGGAGCAGATGTTGAGCTGGCTCGCTCTCGACCTGCATACGGAGCTTTCGCCCCGTCGGACTTTTTTATGGAGGTCCGCAAAGAAACTTTTGCCGTTATGGCATATTATCATTATACTCTCTTGACAGGGGTGATACAAGGGCTTTTTCGGGTGTCTGATAAAATTTCTTGAACATTTTTATCGCATTTGGACCAAGCACCTTGCGAGTGTAATTCGCCTCACGGTCAAGAGCCTCAGCTGTTCGTTCCCATGACATTCCGTTTATGTATTTGTTGATTATCAACGCCGCAAGTCTGCTGTCAGGCATACTGTCCGTGATACACAATACATTGTATGACATCTGTTCGTAACTTTTGCAAAGCTTTTCAAGCTCCGTCTTATAGTCCGCTATCATCACAACGCTGTCTTCTATCTTTCTTGACGTGCCGCCTGTAAAGCTGGGCGGTATATCGGAGCTTTGCGGCGATGTACTCTCAGCCCTTGCATAGCATTTTTCTATGGCACGCCTTATCGCCGATATACGCTTGTCTATATCCACCAGCTTGTTCAAATATTCTTCTGCTGTCAATCCCTATCCCTCCTCGATCATTCTTCCGCAAACAGGACAGAACTCAAAGCGGACTTCCTTGCCGTCTGCACCAAGCTTTTCACTCCACTCTGTCACTCCATTGCAGTATTCACAGCCTGTATATTCGGGTATGCTTACTCCGTTATGTTTCGCAAGCCCCTCGTCGCAGAGTATCAGCTCCAGTGCCTGCAATGCGTATGTGAGCTTTTCTTCCCTATCCTGCGTTTTGTTTATCTTCCAGACCGTTGTCTGCCCTCTGCGGATATTCTCCTGCATTATGCAGGCTTGCCTGAAAAACCTGCCGTTTCGCTCTTTACTGTGAAGATACTCCCGCTTGTATTCCGCCTGCTTGTCCTCGCATATCTCTTTCGACCACCCCTCGTGCCTGTTCTTGTAGCCAAGTCTTGATAACTGCGAGAAATACTTATATTCCTCAGCAGGATACTCGTCATAGATGAGCCTGCCGTCTATTGCCATATCTTCATACCGTACAAATTCTTCTTGTGACATTCTTTTGAAATCTATCTTTATAGTTGATACCCCCTTTGCGGAGGGTCGTGGTAGGTTTGTGCCGTTTTTCAAGAACTCTTTCTATATATATATTCTTTTTATTTTTCTAATACGAAAGGTTAGAAAAACCCTGAAACCCACCACAAAAGAGTAAACCCTCCACCTATATTTGTTCGTCAAGCGTAAGACCTGAGTAATAGTTATACTTTCTGCCTTTTACTTTTTCAAATCTTTTGGCTATTTCTAGTCCAAACTTGGTATTCGACATTTTATACTCATTGCCGCTGTCTGCCCACCTGAGATAAGCGGCATACAATGCACTTGATTGCACGCTCAGACCCTTGCCCACAGTACACTTATCCTCAACAAATGCAGAGATAACGTCCATTTCACGGCGGTACTCCCTCACTTCTTCAAGGACTGCACGAGGCATTTTAAGCCCCTCTTTCTGCCACAGCAGACAGCCCTCGACTGCCCAGCGGAATATGCCCGTAAGCTCCGCCGACAGCTTGTATTTCAGCCTGCGGTCTATCTTTTCTTCGGGTATCTGCACGGTGAATGGTATCATATGTATCCTGCGCCATATGCCCGTATCCGTTCCTCTGATGACAGGTTTATGGTTTGTCGCCATCCAAAGCTTGAACTCAGGCTTGAACTCAAACTCGTCGCCGTAAAGCTTTCTTGCGGTAACGGTATCATCGCCTGTAAGCTGTTTGAGCAGACCCTCGTTGATACGCACGCCCTCGTTAGGCTCAACGCTCGTCACAAGCCTTGCACCTTTCAGACGGGCTATATCGCTGTTTATGGCAGAGCCTTGACTGTTCCTCACCATTATCGTTTCAGGCTGGATATTCGCCGCATAGTCCCCGAAAATATCCCTTATGATATCAATGAAAGTTGACTTGCCGTTTCGTCCTGTTCCGTATAGAAAGAACGCACATTGCTCGGTGGTCGAGCCTGTCAGGGAATATCCCACAGCTTTCTGAACGTATCTGATAAGGTCTTTATCCTTTCTGAAAATATCATCAAGAAAGGCAAGCCAGCGAGGGCAGTCGGCATTCTCTGAATACTCAACGGCTGTCATTTTCGTCAGATATGTCATAGGGTCGTGAGGAGATATGCCGCCGCTTCGCAGGTCGATAACTCCGCCAGGGGTATTGAGAACAGTTTTAAATCTGTCCATCTGAGCAGGCAGAACAGGAACGTGGTGCATGACCTCGCTTAGCATTGCGTTCTTTGATTTGTTAGAACGGCAGGACTTCATATGCTTTTCAAAGGCTTTCGCCATATCCGTTCCCTCGTCTGCGTCAAGCTGAGCGTACACCTTTGCCTCCGCCGCCATACAAGCCACAGCCTTATCAGCAAGGCGTTTAACTGTGCCTGTCATATCGATACACCACTTTCTGCCGTCATACCAAAGCCAGCGTTTGTCTGTATAACAGTATCTCACCTGCTCGCCAAAAAGGTCAACAAAGCGTTCTGCGTTGCCCGTATCGTCAAATGAATAAAGTCTTGGCTTGGCTTCTTCCTGTTCCACAGCGCCCACAGAAACAGGCTCAGAGGGCGACTTGAAGTTAAGAGAAAATCCCCCTGCGAACTTTGGCGAATAGGTCTTGTCGCAATCTGCAATGGCTTTCTGAATGGTGATTGCTCCGTAGGTCGAACCGCTTTGCGCCCTGTCCCACTTTTCACGCATAAGACCTGAGGAACGGAATATCATATCCATTTTCTCTGCGTCACAGCCTGTCCAGAACGCAAGCATCGAGCAGAACGCCATATCAGCTTCACTCTGCGAGGTATATCCTGCGGTTCTTCCACTGTAGAGGGAAACAAATTTTCCTCCGTTCTTTGCACCTGCCGCAGCTTTGATTATCTGGTCTGCGGTGTCAAGTCTGACAGCAGGAACAGCCTTTGCCACAGGCTCGTGACCGCCTCCTATGTACTTTTCGTGCAATGGCTTTATGCTGTCGGAACACTCTGCGATACCCTCATATTCTGAGCAGGAGTTGCCTGTCATAACGAAAAATCTGCCGTCCTCATACATCTCAACTGAGCCTTTACGTCTGCCACGCTTCGGGAGCTTTCCTCTGCATATGATATGTATGCCCTTGCCTGATTGAGATATCTCAGTATAGCTTTGCAGGGTGCTGATAAATTCAGATATGATGTTGCCGTTCTCTCCCCTTTGGTATGCCTCAAGCTCCTCCTCTTTGCCGTCAATGTCAACACCGAAATATGGACAGCCACCGAACATAAATCCTATGCCCGAATGTTTTTCTGAGGCTCTCACAGCCGTATCGAAGTCGCACCAAGTAGAGGGGTTATTTGACATAGCCCCTCCGCCTGTTAGTGCGTTTATTGGCACTTTCTTTATCTTCCCTCTCTTTTCATCAGGCACAGCGTCCCAGCATATCCAGTTTGGCAGGGCTTTAAGCTCCTGCGGTATTTGTTCGTACATATATCCAACTCCTAACATAAATTTTGAAAAGTCAAAGCCTTTCACTTATCCCCGAAAAACGTCCAAAAAGTTGCATTAAAAATGCAACAATTGCAGAAATGTTGCCAAATTAAAAGATAAATCATTTGTTAATCCTGTATAATAAAACTTGACACATACAAAACAATCGAAGTATAATAAAAAC